ATGAGCTTGGTAGAGACATAGGTTTCTTTGGCTGTTCAGCATGTCATTTGGTGTATGACACAAAAGAGCATGATTACTATCAGCCTTACTTTATAGATGAGATGGCTGAGTTTGCTGTAACCCGAACAAAAAGACTGTTAGTTAGGGCAGGAGTTGTTGGAGAAGAATATGGCTACAAGTGAGTAAATTTGTAGAAGATTTAGAAGTAGGACATAACGCAGAGCAGAAAGTTTTAAAGTTATTACAGACACAATATCCTAGTGCAGTTATTATTCCGGGTTACTGTAAAGAAATGGATATATACGTACCTGAGAAACACAAACGTTATGAAGTTAAACAGGATTTTAAGAGTGAGCATACAGGCAACATAGTAATAGAGATTGGAATGTATGGTAAGCCTTCAGCGTTGATGACCAGTCAAGCTGACACGTGGGTTTTTGTTACACCAAACCAGTATGCTTTTATAGAACGAGATAGAATTAAGGACTGCATCATTGAGAACAATTTACAATATAAAACGTTTGTTGGTAATGGTGATACAGTAGCTAAAAATGCTTACTTAATAAAAAAAGAATTGTTGTTTAATTATGCATATAAAATTTTAAATTATGACTGAAGCATTAAGGAGACTATTTATTGTGAGTAATACGTTAAGCAGAATATTACAGAGAGACAAACCCAAAGCTCAGATTGTAGAGAGCCAAGTCAGAAAATTTTTTAAGGAGACAAATGCAGAGGAGGCTGTCATTACAATTAAGGAGAACAGAAACACTAGAACCGGCTTACAAAATAATCTGTATTGGGTCATTATTAAGCAAGTGAGATTAGAAACTAGAAACTCTGAGAATGCTATTCATGACCATTTACGTGAAGAGTTGTTGGAAGTTAAATATGAGGAGGTTGCAGGTAAACCACAAAAGGTGCTAAAATCCACTACAGAATTAAATACAAAAGAGATGGGTACTTACATTGGCGATTGTATTGATTATGTACAAGGAGAGTTGATACCCGGTTTTACATTAGAGTTACCGGATGGATGGCAGGGGTTATTGATTGACAAGTAATACGCTAGGACATTTTTTATTTCTACCTACAGGTAGTGCTTACAAAATACTGGGTGTCCTAACTTATTAGGAGATAGATATGGCTAGACCAACAATATATTCTGAAGAGCTTGAAGATAGAATGCTAGAAGAGATAGCTTCCGGTAGAAGTGTCATCAGTTTATGTAGAGAAGAAGACTGGACACCGAATGCAGATACTTGGTACAGATGGATGTATAAGATAGATGGATTATCCGACAGATACACGCGCGCGAAATCAATCAGCTCTGAATTTCACGCTGACCAAATCTTAGCAATAGCAGACTCAGCAGATAATCAGAACTATCAGGTAGCACGCTTACAGATAGACTCAAGGAAGTGGGTAGCAAGTAAGCTCGTGCCTAACAAGTACGGGGAGAAGTCACAGATAGACCACACAAGCTCAGACGATTCTATGAAAGCTCCTACTGTTATTAAATTAGTTAGCAAATCAGATGGCTGAGGTAGTTGAAGAGATTCAGCTCCCGGACAAGCTTATACCTGTCTTTGAAGGAACAGCGAGGATTAGGGCATGCTATGGAGGCAGAGGAAGCGGAAAGACCACCAGTTTTGCTTTAATGAGCGCAGTATTTGGCTATCGTTGGGGTAAGAGCGGCATTCGTGGAAGCATCCTTTGCGGCAGAGAATTTATGAACTCATTGAGTGAGTCATCTATGGCTGAGGTCAAGTCTGCTATATTGTCTGTATCATGGCTTGCTGACTATTACGAAATCGGAGAACGTTTTATCAGGTCTAAGGATGGTAATATTACCTATGTGTTTGCAGGATTGAGACGTTCACTAGACAGTATCAAATCACAATCAAGAATCCTTATAGCTTGGGTAGATGAAGCAGAACAAGTAAGCGGCAGAGCATGGGATTTACTATTGCCTACAGTACGTGAAGAAGACAAAAGCATAGGCTTCTCATCAGAGGTATGGGTTACATGGAATCCTGAGTCAAAGTACAGCGCAACACATGAAAGATTCAGACAAAGTTTCCCTTCAGACTCAAAGATAGTGCAGATGAACTACCACGACAACCCTTGGTTTCCTGATGTACTTGAAGCTCAAAGATTAGAAGACAAAGAGAAGAGACCTGACCAATACGAATGGATTTGGGAAGGCGGCTTTTTAATTTTTACAGAGGGAAGTTATTATGCTAACGAATTACGCAGAGTCAGAGATGAAGACAGATTAACTACAGTTAGATACGACAGGTCAAAAGGTGTGGTTACAAGTTGGGATTTAGGGGTAGGAGATTCAACAGCAGTAATCTTCTCACAATTTATAGGAGCTGAGGTTCACATCATTGACTATTATGAAGCATCAGGTGCAGGTCTTGAGCATTACGTGAAGATGCTCCAAGATAAAGGTTATGTATATGAGCAACACATATTCCCACATGATGTCAGAGTTAGAGAACTAGGCTCAGGTAAAAGCAGGATTGAGATGCTTGAAGACCTAGGAGTCCATAACATTGAAATAGCACCACAGTTACTGATTGATGATGGCATACAACAGGTCAGAACTCTGCTTGATAAGTGTTACTTTGATGAAGGCAAGACAGAGAAGCTATGGGATGCGCTAAATAATTACTCACGTGATTGGGATGAAAATGGTAAAACATGGAGAATGAGACCGAAACACGATTGGTCAAGTCATGCTTGCGATTCGATGAGGTATCTCGCTGTAGGCTATCAACCATTCAACGAGAACTGGGATAAGCCAATAAGACGAAATATGAAAGGGATAGTATGAACGGAATATTAGGCAATGTTTGGAATAACGTGCTAAAGCCTGAAATGAAAGGTGTACTCGACATGGTCTCTACAACAAAAGAAGTTGAACTTGGTGAAGACTTTGATGTGCCTAAAGCTCTGTTTAATTTAATGCCTGATGTAATTGAAGAAGCATCAACAATAAAACAAATTGCTGAAAACCCAATAACATATGGTAAAGCTATGATTGATTTAGAGTCAGGTATTCTTGGACATCTTGCTCCAAATGCAACTGCTAAATTAGATAGCTTGTTTGGATATGAAGGTAGAGCCGATGCAATGAAACTAGCATCAGAAACAAAAGCAGACATGATAGACCAGTTTGGCTCATACGATGCTTTTAAGAAAACAATTAATGAAAAACCAGTTTCAACAGCGCTTATGGTATTAGGTGTTGGTGCAGGATTAAAAGCCGCTACTAAACTTGCCGCTCCAAGCATGAGAAAAGCATACAATGAATTAGAGCTTGCAGTATCAAAAGGCATGGACAACATAACTGACTTTGGTCAATCTGTTGACGAACTCTATAGTCAGAACATGGGCATGACTAGATTGATTGGATACCAAGGCAACAGCGTAGGTGCAATCTTTAGAGAGTTAGACATGAATAAGATTGGCACTAACACAGGCAACTCAGTACAAGGATATGGCATTTACATAAGCGGTCAAGAAAGAACTGCTAAACAGTACGCAGGTAGAGACGATGACATGCTCGAAGACTTCAATGCAATGATGCTAGATGAAAAAAACCCTATAGCAAAAGAAGTATATGACAGAGCGGCTAGTGGTTATTATCCTGCTACTATACGTACAGACATGGTATCGAATATAGATTCTAAAGATATGGATGTGTTCGAGAAAGCTATGGAAGATGTTGTCTTTGAATACGATTCAGCTAAGAACCAAATATATGAGATTGAATTAGACGATGACGTTGTAGCAACATTTATAAATCGTGAAGCTAAGAAACTTGACCAAACACCTGCTGTACAAGCTGAGATGAATCGACTAGGCTTACCTGATGATGCAGATGGCGGTAGGTTGTATTTTGAGCTAAGAAATGAAGCATTGAATATATTAAAAGACCAACCGAGTATGAGTCTTTATGGTCTGACAAGAAAATCAGAACAAATGGCTTCTGAGTATTTGAATAGTATTGGCATTAAAGGAATGACATTTCAAGACCAGTTTGGCATAGCAAACAACTTAGATAAAGGTTTACAGGCAAGTGACCCTCGTAATTACGTTATCTATGACACAAACTTTGCAAGAGTTAAAAAAAGACAGAACATAGACATTGATGAGAACACACCAAAGCAACAAGGGTTACTAGAACCAATATTAACAAAAACTTCTTTAAAAGAATTAGCTGAAAAAAATCCATCTACAACACCTAAAGTGCCTGTTAATAATGTTTTTCTAAATGATAGAGGTTCTATACCCAAAGATAAAAAAGTATTCGATATTGAAGATAGTGAAATACTTAAATTACCATTACTTGATATTGATGTAACAAAAATTATTCCTACGCAAAAAACAATATCTATTAATAATTTAAAAGATGTATCTAAGGCAAAAGACATACCTTTAATAGATGAAGTTTTATTAGTAGAAGATAATGGTATGTTCTATGTCATGGATGGACACCATAGAATAGCTAACAAAATATTGAATGCTGATAAGTTTGTGTCAGCTAGAGTTGTTAACAAACAAAAACAAGGGTTATTACAATAAATAATGATATACTATTGCTAAATTAAACAGGAGACAGCATGGCAACAACACTAGAGCAAAAGATTGACGAACTGTTAGGCAGATTAGAAATGAGTGGTTCAGGCGGTGGTGTAATGGGTCAGCTAAACACTCCTGCTAATGCAGTACAAGATGCTCATAGAGAAAGATACTTGATGGACATGTTCGCAGGAACTAACCCGGAAACAGGTGACAGTTTCTTAGAGCCTACACCTACAACTGCTAGTACAATCAGAGGTTTTGATACACCTGCTATGCGTGATAATGCTATTATGAACAGTATGGTAGGCAATAACCTTGGCTTTTCAGCTCGTGAACTTGGATTTAGTAATGTAAGAGGCTTTGGTACTCCGGCAATGCGAGATAATGCACAAGCTGTACTGTCTCGACTTAGCGAAGCTGAATATAGAGATGTTATGGAAATATTGCCACA